GTATCAAATTTAGCATAAGATGATGAAACAGCTCCACTTACTGGTGCAAGAGTTGGAGAAACAGGGTGTATCGCTCTCACGTCTGGGGTACTAAAAGGGGCATTGTCTTTATCAATAGCAACCTCAAATCGACACAGGTAATTAAACCTTCTTATAAGATCTAACAAAGAATAACTCTCTCCAAAGCGTAATTCTTTTGGTGCAAATCCGTTTCCTAAGGTCAACTGAGACACGGGTGTTAAAGATGTGTCTTTAGTTCGGTTCGATTGTATCTCTACTCCTGAAATAGTTGGATCAGCTTTCTCTTTTGGAGCTGCTTGAGGAACCATATACTGGATTCCAGGATTGGCGGGCACAAAAAGTTGAAAGTCATCAGCAGCACGGATATAAACATTAATTTCAATATCGGGAGAAACATTCGAAGCAGCAGTCAATTGATTCATCACATAGAAGACTAAGAAACCTGTGAAAGTTTCATCGTCAACTATGGACGCATCAACTGGCACATACTTCAAGGGAGTTGCCGAAACAAAAGGTACTGTAAAAGATAATTTCGAGGTCTGTTGAATATCCATTGTAAGATTGGGCAATGCATTCGATGCATTCACGTAGGTTAACGAATCCTTATCATTATTGGGCACAAAAGCAACAAGTATTCGCCCCGAATGAAAATGGGTAGCTACGAATTCTACATCAAATGTAATACCTCCTCTCCAAAAATTAAACAACGACGATGCAAAAGCCAAATATGAAATATTAGAGCCAATTGTTTTCTTTATAGGAAAAAGGGCATCTAAATTTTTGGGACATAACATAGGGGTAACAGGAACTTTGAATAGTTCAGTTTGAGATGCTTTTGAGGACTCCCACTTTAATTGGGCAACTAACATCGGAGTTCTAGCAATTCGCAAGAGGTCAAGATCGTCTGACGTTGATCCAAAAACAGAAGGATCAGGTACATAGCCAGAATTGGGATCTATACAAAGACGTTGCGAACGTGATGCTCCGACAGTTATGGCCATATTTTCAACAGGAGAAATACATTTATCAGGAGATAACAATCGCGTTGGGTAATCAAATCCAAAAATATTTCCGAGATTATCA